ATTCACCTTTAATTCCATGACATGGATCTTTGTCATTACAATCTCTTACATAATGACCATCGTGTTTCAAAGCTACACCTGATTCTTTATTATAAAATGGTTTTGTTTTATAAATGGTAGATGTTAATGATTCATATTCTTTATTTGTTTCCATAAGTTCAACTTTAGACTTTAATTCTTGTTCAAAATTGACAGAACTAGTATCTTCAAAATCGCTTGAAACATCTTCGTCAGTTATATACAATTTTTTTACGTTATTTGAGATAGGAAGGATCCATTTTGGAAAAACAAAATTGTTGTTTTTTACATTTTTAAGGAATGGTAATTTATCTGTATAATCGAACTTATTACCAATATTATCATGAAACATTTGAATGTATATATCTGAAATTTCACATATATCTAAGATTGCTTGTTTACTCTTTTGAACATTAAAAAGAGAAATCAATTCTGTGATTAAACTTTCTTTTCTTTCAACCATTGAGTATATTTTATCTTTTAACTCTTCTACATCTAATTCAATCTCATCATAAATATTTTTTGTTAAAAATAATTTTTCATCTTCAAGATCTTTTGGTTCTATCTCTTGAATCTTATCAAATTCAATGACAGTATATTTATAATCTTCGGATTGAAGGATTATATTTTTTTCTTCATCAAGGAAAAATAACATTTCATTTTCATCTTCATCTATAAAAATTATTTCTTTTTCACGTATTTCATGAACAAATATAATATTATCAACAACTTCACCATCTTCATCAATAACAATTAAAAAAGCATCTCCATCACTAGGTGTTGATTTATTATACAATACTTCTTTTAAGAGTTTATCTTCATCATCTTCTGAATCTTCTTCGTCAAAAACTAAATCCTGATCAACATCACCTTCATAGGGCAACATACTTTCACCAGATTCTAAAAATTCCATATTACCATCATCATTTAATCTATTGTAAACTTCATCATCGTCTAGTCCAGGATTATCTCTATAGATTTCAGCAAGTTTTTTTTGTTTTTGATACCACGCTTCAAGTTCTTTTGGAACTTCTTCTCCTTTTTCTTGAAATTGATATTCTGGAGAAAAAGGACTAACTTTACCTTCATTTTGCTTTCTTATTTCTTCAAGTTCTTCGGCATCTATTTGAGGACCCATTTTTTTATAATAATCATCCCAATCTACATTTCCATCTTCATCAACTGTAAATTTAACATCTTTCTTAATTTCAATATCTTTCATTTTCCCATGATTAAATCTACCATCTTCAGATGGAGATACATAACCTTCAGCACTATAATTTAATGGCTCGGAATACATTAAATAACCTTCTTTATCTCGCGGAATTAAAGTATCTTTCTTTTTTTTTGAGGGAGTTCCATAATTACGCGACATATTACCCTTACTATATATATATAGATTAATATTTAAAAAATTGAAACTAACTAATATTAAAGGAACTATGGAACTACAAAAATTTATCGATAGTAACCCAGATTACCAGACTAAATTTAAAGAAAACAAATTATACATTCGAAAGTATAGTCTTTTAAATCTCATTCTAGTAAAAGCAAATCGTAACACCGAATATGATTATGATAGTAATCCATGGATGCGTTATTGTCGTGGAGCAATAATCAATACCAAAACAAATCGTCTGGTGTGTATACCTCCTGTTAAGTCAGATCTAAAAGAAACAATTGAAACAGATGAATATAGTGATTGGACATTTGAACCACTAGTTGATGGAGTAATGATAAATATGTTTTATCATGAAGATGATTGGATTATTTCAACACGAAGTAATATTGGTGCTAAAAACAAATGGGATGGAAAGATTCCATTTCATGAGTTATTTAAGAGTGTAAATGGTACAGAGTGGTTTAATAGTCTCCATAAAGATCATTGTTATTCTTTTACACTTCAACATCGTAATAATCGTATTATTACACCTGTCTTTCAAAACTTTATTTTTATGAATGAAATCTACAATCTAAGTGGTGATGAGATACTTAAGTTGAAAAGAGAAGATTTTCCTGAAATTTCAGGGATTGAAAATATTGTTCCATTGGAACGTAAAGATGTGAATGTTTATTTAGAAAACAATAATGCTTTTTCTGTGAAAGGATTTACAATCAAAAAGGATGGTTTAAGAGTAAAGTGGATTAATCCTAATTACACCTATGTAGAAAATTTAAAAGCGAATAACAACAATAAGTTTTTTAGCTATTTAGAACTTAGAAGGGATTATAAGCTTTCTGAATATCTAAAGTTCTTTCCAGAAGAACAATATACATTTGATAATTATAGGAATAATTATAATTCTATCAAGAGTGAATTATACGATTCATATGTATCTTTAAAGATAAAAAAAGAAATTCAATGGTCTGATGTAAGGTATGAATTTAAGCCACTTGTAAAAGAGCTACATCATGAATATGTGAATGGTAAGGGTAAGATTAATTCTCAATATATTTCAGATTATCTTGATCGGCAACCAATCGGTAAGATTTACTTTATTTATAATCGTATCTTTTAAAGATTCTTTTTTGCCTGAGAAATCATAGTATTGTAAATTTCAATAAGATTGTTTGAAGATTGAGTAAATGTTTCAATAATTTTAATTATATTTTGTTCATTTGTTTTTCCTTGCTTTAATGAAATATTAAAGATGATTAGATTTTCTAGAGGATGAACTTTTTTATAACCACATAGAATTATATCAGAATCATCATCAATTTCTTTTGATATATCATATTGTAAAACATTTCCAATCGTATCGTCGTTTCCATGAACATAAAGACAGTATATATTTTCTTCAAGTTTTTCAATTGATATCCTTGATTCTTCTTTGTTTGATATATTTTTAAGATCATTTTTGAAAAGTTCAAGTTGTTCTACCAATAATTCATTTGCTTTAATAAAGAGTTCTTTAGAACTTTTGTGATGAACTGAATCAATTTTAAACTCATACCAATAGGGTTCGCACATTATATCACGATGAAAGTATCTTTCTGATTCGCTTATATAAAGTGACTTACTAAAATTATATTTTTCTTCTTCTGGGATATTTTCAAGCTTTAATTTTTCATTAAGAACTTTTGTAAATAGTTCTTTATCCCTTTTGAAAGAATATGTAGCCATAGAAACAGCTTGCCATCTCGCATCTTCATAAGCATAGGAAACACGCGGAATACCATATAGTTCTATTTCACCTTTTGAATCTATGTTATCACCTTTAAGCTCAGTTACATCACAATAGTATTTATCCTTGAAAGGTCTAAATATTTGGACTTTTTCACTTTCAGGAATCTCTACATCTGAGAATTTATTCAAATCAATTTCTCCTTCTTCATTTTCTACACCTTCTTTAAGGCGATAAATTTTAAAATCTCCTGCGGTTACCTTTGTAACTGGTTTTTCTGGATCCGCACTTACTTTAAGCTTGAAAAGCATATCTCTTTTATATTCTTCCGGATCAATGTAAAGAGGTATCATAGAAATTCTATGGAGAATATATTCATTATGAAGAGGCGATGTATTTTTGATAATTTTGATATCTGTATTATTCATTTCTGTTCTAAAACTTACTGAAGGAATAGATGATAAAAGAACTCTTCTCAAAGAATTGATAATACTTTTATTAAGACCTTCTTCTCTATCTCCCATAATGTCAAAGACAATACTATTTGTTTCATTTTTTCCTTTTTCGGGATAAGATATTGTAATGTTTGACATCTTTTATTATCTTTTTTATTATCTATAATATTTTTATTCAAATTTTAAATACTTTATGTTAAAATAATCTAATTTATTTGTTATAAATATAAAAGATTTTAATGAGTAGTAAGCCAACCATTTACGTAAGTAAAAAATGTAAATATTGCATTGAATTAATAAAGATTCTAAGAAATAGACCTGATATTCATGGGAACTTTTTAATAATTTCTATCGATGAAAATCCATTTCCTAATTATGTAAAAGCAGTTCCTTGCATGGTTTCAGGAGATGAAATGTATAGTGCTGCTGAAATATTTGGTATGTTAGAAGAATCAAATGATGGATCTTCCGAGCCTCAACCACAAACAGGCGAGTGTTCTGTTGGTGGAGGTGGTGAACCTCAATGTGATATTAATGGTTATTGTAGTGATGGTTCTTGTTTATCTTTCTCCAGTTTAGAAGGTGATAATCCAAATATACTAGATACATATTATTCAAATATTGAAGAAACACAATCAAATCAAAATATTTCACATGGTGGAAAAGATGAATATAAAAATAAAAAACAAGCTTCTTTTGATAGTGATTATGAAAGAATGATGTCAGAGAGAGGAGAATTAAATGGTGGAGGACAACAACCTATGATGAATTTTGCTAGATAATTATGCGTATAATAAAATATTTTTTCTTATTTTAATCATATAAATGAGTGATAATTCAAAGAAACTTTTAAAATCTTTTATTTTAGATATAGTAAAAGTTTTTCCAGAATATGAAAAAAGACTCTCTAAATCATATTCTAAAATTTTAAATGAAGAAGAAGATTGTGATAATATTTTATCTTCTTTTTTTGAGAATGTAGAAGAAATATCAAAACAACTTTCTGAAAATGATTTTACTATTTTTGAGAAAGATCCAATCATTTTAGATAATGTTTCCTTTAAATTGATTTGGGGTTCCGATATATCAAATGAAACACGGAATAATATTTGGAGATATCTTCAAACATTTTGTATTTACAATATCAACAGTAAACAAGGTAAAGAAGATGTTGAAGATGTATTAAACTCTATTAAACAAAATGAAAAGGTTTCTGATAAAGGAACACTTAAAAACATGAAGATGTTGAAAAAGTTAACGGAATCACTAAACTCAAATATTGTTATGGAACTACTTTCAGAAAAAAAAGCGAATATTCAACCAGATGTAAAAGATGTAAAAGATGTAAAAGATGTAAAAGATGTAAAGGTTGATGATAAAAATATCAAAGGGATTGAAGATATTTTAGAAAATAGTAGTATTGGTAAAATAGCGAAAGAAGTTTCTGAAGAGCTAAACATTGAATCAATGATTGGTGGAGGTGGAGGTGGAATTGAAAACCTAATGAATGGTGAAAATATGATGAATATTTTTAAGAGTATAAGTAAAAAAATAGATAGTAATCCAAATGATAATATAATGGAAGAAGCTATGAATTTAAGTAAAACTATGAAAGATAATCCTCTTTTTTCATCATTAATGTCAACAATGGGTCAAGGATTATCTCAAATGAATACAGAGGGAGGAGGTATGTCCACCATACCTACAAATCCAGATAATCGTGTTGTTCAATTATCGAACAATCATGATGGAAGCGCGACTAAAAAGAGACTTCAAAAGAAACTACAAGAAAAAAAAGAAGGTAAAATAGGTGTTAATAAAAAAGAATAAAAATAATATATAAATAATATTATAATATATGACTCCTCTATGGATTGAAGATATAAGTATTTTATATGAAAAGAAATACCTTTTTGAAATAGTTCCTATGAAAAATTTTGATCTAAACCGTAAATTAAATAGTTTATTTCGTCTTTCTATCTTTTACTCTTTAATTGTATACTTTGTAAATAAGAGTTCAAAAACATTATTGATACCTGTGGGGGTTGGATTATTTACTGTAATCATAAGTAAAAATCTAAAAATGAACAACATTACTGAAAATATAAGAAAATTACAAAATGGAGATACAAAAGAAAGCTTTTTAATGGAAGAAATTAGCGATGGATGTAGAATTCCAGAAAAGAGTAATCCTTTTATGAATCCAACGATATATGGTGAAAATAACAGTCAAAAACCTTGTCTTTCTTATAATAATAAAGGTATTCAAAAAGATATAGAAGAAAAATTTAATATAAATTTATATAGAGATGTAAATGATATATTCGGAAAAAATAATTCTCAAAGACAATTTTATACTGTTCCTGGAAAAACAAATCCAAACGATTTAGAAAGTTATAAAAAATGGCTATACTCTACACCACCTACATGTAAAGAAGGGAATGGTTTACAATGTGCCGCGAATGGTTATGGGACACCTGGTGGAAATGGAGGTGGGGGCAATGGTTAATAAAGACAAAATTAATAGTTTCTTCTAATGGAAACATTTTTTAAAAATAAAATATATTTTCATTATATAAATATAGATGAACTTTACGAACGGATATCACGGTGGTTTTCAAAATGGTGTAAATAGTGTTCAATTACAGAAGTGCTCTGATAATACTATTAATACTGATAATTTTATTTTAAATGCCAAAGCATCTTTAAACTCAGATGAAGCAACTGTTAATCATGAAATCAATCAATCGCAGGGTCCTGGAAATTACGTAGTAGATAATACTTTCGCATGTGATTGTGGATTAGAAAAAGCAAGAGAATTACAGTTAAAACAAGCAAATGTAAACTTTAGTGGTGGATTTGGATGGATGGGTGAAAATGGTTGTTTGATAGATAATGATTCTGAATTAAGAGGAAATAATCTAACAAATATGAAATACATCAATCAATTAGATAATAGATACAACCTTGGCTTCTTTGGAAAAGGACCATATAATGTTGATACTGAATCAGAAATCCGTGATAGTCTTGTAATAAAAGATAAAAGAACATGTGGACCTCTCTCAGGTGTTTCAACACTCGATTACACAATTACTCCTATGATTGATAGATTAAAGGATGAAGTACAAAATTCTAAACATATTATTCCTGAAGATTCTATGGAATCATGGGTAAGAGGAGGTTTACCATCACGTCAAATTGTAAGGAACAAAGAATATATGAAAAGATTAAATCAAAACTAAAATATTATATATAATATAGTATAATTATGCCTTATAGTGAGAAGTCAATTGAAAAGATGAAAAACACAAATGAATCAATTTCAAATGGTATATCTAATTACATGTTGAATAGTGTAAGAGTAGATACTCAAAGTGTTATGCCTAATGATCCATCAATAAAATATCAAAATAGCGGTATTTACAGAACAAATGATTCTAAATTTATGGATGTAAATTCAGAACTATTAAATATAACTAGACCATTAACAAATGATGTTACTGGTAAGTTTTTAGGAGATAAAGGAGTTGAAACAGATATTCAAATTGGAGAATTTTCAAGTAAATATTCTCGTTTAGATGAACCAGCATTTGAATTAAGAGGAAAAACAAAAAATAGATGGTTTAAATTACCAATTGATCCTCAAAGTAATGCTATTGAACCTTTTAAAAGATTAGGAACAAATACGCATTTAACATTAGTTGATTTATATGAATGTTAAAAAATTTGATATTTATTTTCTATCCATTATAATTTAATATGTTCTTTTACCTCTTATGGATTGGTAAACGTCCTTCTAAAATAGAATTTCTTAAAGAAAAACCTCTAGATGTTGATTTTACAGAAAAATTTAATATAAAAACTAAAGAGTATACAATTTGTGGTAAGATTAATTCTGATTTTAAAAATTATGAATTTCCAGATAAGAATAAATATACAAAAAGTGTATATTTATCATCTCATCTTCAAAAAGCGATCCGTAGGATGGATAGTGAAAAATCTGTGAAGACTGCCCTCCACTTTATAAACCTAGACTATAATAGCTTTATAAGAAGATTACCTATTATCATGCTTGAAGATGTTACTTTTCATGAATGTTTTCCAGTATTAATTTGGTTGATGATAGCTAACACAAAAGGATTTATAATAAAAGAAGAAATTGTAAAATGGTTACTTGGAGTAGTTTATACATTATCTCAAATAAAAGAATATACTGAATATCTAAAATATAAAGACACATTAGAAATTAATGATGAAAATATATATCTTCAATCATTAAGTTTTAGAAAATCATATGGGGGTATGAAAGGGGATATGGAAATGATAGAATATTATAAAAGACATGTAGATAATGGTGAAATAGCAATAAGAGATGATAAGATAAACATTATTAAACTAGATATTGGTGATCTTGAATATAAAGAATGGATTAAATCAGCAAATGATTTCCATTGTAACAGATATATAGTTAAACACGTGAGTAAATATACAGAATTAGAAGATGAAAATATTAAAAGATTGATATGGATATTTCGTAGTTGTTTTAATAAAAGACATCCACAAATAGAATACGATGATAAAGATACAATAGAATGGGAAAAAATAAAAAAGAATGTTATCAGTTTTCAAAAAAATTGTCGGTTTTATTAATTATTAAAGAAAAGATTACAATTAATAATAGAGATGAGATCATATCTTAACGAAAACATATTTTCAGAAAATTGTATTTTTTATTATGAAGAAAAAGATAAAGTTATCAAAATAACTGAAAGAAATTGGCATAAATATTTATCTGAATATGGTTGGGAGAAAATCAATAAGAAATGGATTTTAAAATTAAACAAACTTAGTAAAGTTAAAAAGAAAAATTCACAGTATGGTGTTTTAGATTGTGGTGGAGACGGAGATTGTTTATTCCATTGTATAAGTTATGCTATCAATGAATATAATGAAACTGATACAGAAAAATTAAGATTAGAGTTATCCGAATACATTACAGAAGAAAAATTTAAAAATATCATTGAAGTATATCGCATATTAAAAGAAACAGATGATTTTTGTGAAATATGGGATCCGGAATCAACAACATTTGAAGATTTCAAAGAAATATTAAAAGAAGGTGGAAACAACTATTGGGGTGATTTTTTGATATTAGAACTTTTAAAAGAATTTTTAGATATCAATATTGTTGTTTTTTATAGTAATGATAACACATCAGAGTATTACAATTATCCCATGTTAGATATCTATGATGATAAAAAAGATACAATTATTTTATTTTATGAAGATGAAATACATTTTAAACTGGTGGGACACTTTTCAGGTAATATGATGAATATACGCTTTAACGGTAAAAATATACCTCATGAAATTTTGAGTATGGTAAAAATAAGATAATAAAATTATTTTTTTTATATATTAAAGTATTAAATGGAAGCTGCTGTTTTACTTGGACTTGTTGCTATAGGATATTTAAAAAATAAAGAAGACAAAGGAGATAATCCAATAATCCCTTCTGTAAATAGTAATCCAAACTTAACAAATGGCGAGAATATTTATGAATCAGGAAACTATTTTCAAGAAACTAAAAAAGAAATAAAAAATTTAGTTGAAAACAATTTTCATCAATCTTTTAATGAAAATACAAATGTAATAAGTGATAAAAATCTTAAACGTAATATGAATATTGAAGGTTTTCAAGATATAATTTACAGTAATAGTTCTGACGAATTTATTGATGGAGGTGATTTTTTGAGAAATGATCAGGGTGTAACTTCACAACCTTTTTTTAAAAGGGCTCCAAATCCAATTGATTTTAATGATACGAGAGCTTTAGACAGACACCAAGGTGATAACAGATTAAAAGAAAGTAAAAGAGAAGTTGGTCCTATGTTTGGTTTAGAAAAGAATGACAATGTCTTTGGAAATCAATTTGGCGAATATATTGGAGATAAATCTAGATATTTAGAAGGACGCAAAAAGAACAATGAATTACCTTTCGAACAAGAAAGAGTAGGGCACATTGATACAAAGAGTGGAATTAATCGTGAAATAAAACAATTAATAGCAGATAAAACAAATATTGATCTTTTAAGGACAAAGACAAATCAAAAGAAAACATATGAAGGGCGTATTATTAGTGGTAAAGGTATGAATGATAAGAGAGGAAATATGGGTGAATTTAAACATTATGATCCCGATAAGTATTATGAAAATGGACCTGAAAGATATTTTACAACCACGGGTGCTTTCTTAAAAGAAAAACAAATTCCCGAACACTTATTAAAAGATACATATCGTTCTACATTAAATGATCAACCACTTGGTGGAGCATCGGCTGTTTTTGCGAAAGGTGAAAAGAGATCAAAGTACCGAAAACCTTTAAAAATTCAGTTAGAGAACGATACAACCAGAAATGTTGGTGTGGATAAATTTTCTGGAGATGCTGATTTCTCAAGAAGTGGATACAGAGCAGTCCCCAATGAAAGAGAAATAACAGGTGAAAGAACATATGAAGGGAACTTAAAGACAGAAGTAGGTAATCACACGGTTGGATTATTAGATGAATTAAAAGGAACTGTCAAAGAAACAACCATAGATTCAATCAACAATGGTTACATAAATAATACTGTTATTGAGGGGACACGTGGAATACAAGATAATGTAAGAGTTACTAAGAAACAAACAACAATTGATTCAGCTAATAATGGATATATGTCTGGTGGATTTAACAAACTAACCATGGGTCCTGAAGATCAAAAAGTAACAGTTAAGGAAACTACTCTAACGGGATACACGGGTGTTGCTGGTTCACAGGGATACAGTGGAAATATGTCTAAGGATAACTACATGAATGCTGAAACTAATCCTAATAAAGAAATAATCGCCCAAGGTAGAATGCCAACATTGAGTAATACTAAGGTTGTTAATGGAGGAGAACACTTTAATGTTGAAATCAAAAAAATAGAAAGCGATTACATGAATCAATCAGAAAATAAGTTAGGTAAGGTATATTCAACCAGTCGCGATAAAACATCATATGAATTAACAACTATGAAAGACAAACTAGATGATAGTGATTTACTATCTGAAAGAATTGACAAAGACTTATTAAATCCATTCAAAAATAATCCATATACTCAGTCTCTTTCGTCGTTCGCTTATTAAATATATTTTAATGGTTTATTTATATGGAAACAGAAGATACTGAATATATTGAAGGAAATGGAGATGATTTTTTAAAATATATCTTTTCTAAAGAACCGAGAGAAAAAAATAGTGTTAAATTAGAATTAGATCCACCAGATGAAGGTGTTAAATTGGGACTTCATATTTTTCAAGAATTATTAATGGTTTTCACAATGGCTTTAAAGTATCTATATTCTGATGGAGAAGATCTTAATATTTCTACAATTTCATCACAAGATATAGATAAAATAAACAAACACTTTAATAGTTTTGGATTTTCAGTTCTAGTAGAAAGATTCACAATTCATGATTATTTAAGTAATATGAAATTACCTAACTTTTTCAAGAATAAAGATTTAATTGAGGATAATACTTTACTAAGAGATATTTACTATGAAACATTTACAAATGATAATATTTATAGAATAACTTTTGATTTTATAAGATAATTTTTATTCTTTTCTCTAAAATACATAAAAAAGATATATTATTATAGTTTATATTAATATATTATGGGAGGAGGGACACTACAATTAGTCATCCAAGGAGGTCAAGATATATATATTACTGGAAACCCTGAAAAAAGTTTTTTTAAATCTGTTTATCGTAGACACACAAATTTTTCAATTGAATGTATAGAGCAAGTTATGGTGGGAGAAATAACAAACAAAGAGTTTACAATAAACTATACTATTAATAAATCAGGCGATCTTTTGAGTAAGCTACATTTTGAAATAGATTTACCATCACAAAATTTTATAAATACTACATCTGGAAATTACTGTTATTATAATAATACAACAGCTTATAATTTTTTAAAAAACATTTCTTTTAGTATTGGTGAAAAAGTAATTGATGAACATGATGGTAGATTTTATGATATAATGAATGAATTAAGAAGAAAAGATGGGGATTTAGATTTCTTGATTAATAGACATATTGAAATTGATAGTTTTGAAATGATTGAATCTCCTCCAAATATAAAAATGTTTATTCCACTTGATTTTTGGTTTTGTAAAGACTTAAGTCAATCTTTGCCACTTGTAGCATTACAGTTTCATAATGTAAAGTTGAAAGCTACTTTTAGAGATATAAAACATATTATTAATTCTGAAAATGATGGTATAAGGAGAACAAATGAAAATGATTATCCCACTAGCGTTACAAGTTTGAATTCGGATGACTTACAAAATCCTAAAAAAGCAGATATTCGTTTATGGGCAAATTACATTAATCTTGATGTTGATGAAAGAAAAAGATTTGCTCAAGAACATCATGAATATTTAATTGAACAAGTTCAACTTGTTCAAAAAGAATACAAACCATATATTGATTTAAATTTAAATCATCCTGTAAAGTGTTTATACTGGGTAATACAAAATGATGTGGCTTTAAAAGAAAGGAGTGATTTTAAGTTAATAGATAATATTAAAAATTCATTTGGAAATCCACTATTAAATGAATTTTCGAATCAATGGTTAAACAGTAATGATTTCTTAAATTACAAAACACATCAACCTGTAAACCCGTGTTACTTAAAGGGTCAGACATCATATGATCACTTTAAAACTATGAAATTAACTTTTAATGGTATTGATCGTTTTAAGGCCAGGGATTCTTCTTATTTTAGAACAATACAACCATTAGAAAATGGATATACAATTCCAGAAAAGAATGTATATATGTATTCATTTTGTTTGCATCCAGAAAATCATCAACCGAGTGGTTCTTGTAATTTCTCAAGAATAGATAATTTTTCAATATCTTTTACAGGGGATCAATCATATACAGGTTATAAAATATATCTTTATGCTAAAAATTATAATGTTTTAAGAATTATGGAAGGTATGGGTGGTTTATTATATTCTAATTAATATATAAAAAAATAAAATAAATAATATTAAAAATGAGTAATAAATTGTCAATTAGAGAATTTATTGATACAGAACTACATGATTTCTCGTTATTATACCTTAATTATAATATAGATTGTAGAATTACTAGAAATAAAGAACTCTATAATACTGATTTAGATCTTAATGGTTATGTAAAAGATAATTTCATATATCATCTTTTAATAGGTGAAGAAGAAATAACAATTATTCGGACATATGATGGAAGTCCATTACTTTCTCATATAGTTTCTCTTTTAGAAAATACAACAGAATATATAAATATAAATGGTTTAAGTGAATATTTATCATCACTTAATTGGAGTGAATGTATTACAAATAATTTATTTACATTTGATAATAATGAAGGCACCGTTTATGCTGTAAAAGAATTATAATTTAAATAGTTTCACCTGGTCTCCAAGACGTCAAACTAAACCATCCGTTTGGGTCTATAAAACTATCATTATTATTAAATTTCCACCTTAAATCATATCGTGTCCATTGAGCATTGTTAGGAGATACTGGGATTTTTATATAAATATATATTTTACTATTACCTCTCCCTCCATGTATATCTTCATTAAAAGTTAAAGTGTCATGGTAGCCCGGCCGCGCGTTAGAAAGAACAGTATCGTATTCAAACCAGTCAATTGATGAATCACTTTTAACACCTCCACACCATTTAGCACCAGCAGTACCAGTGTAATTCAATTGTAATGCATTATATTCCGAACCATTACTCGCAACAAAATCACTATAGTACCAAAAATCATGTGGGCAGTTGTAAAGGTCGTCGTTCATAATACTCCTTACCTTACTACCTGCTGTACTATCTGTTCCAACATATGACCTCCATCCAGGTTCTAAGTTCCCATTAGTAGATGTGGGGACATCTTTAGTTTTATCCCACCATTTAAATACATAATAATAAATAGCTTCATCTGGTCTATTACTTTGTGTGTATGGGTTATATAATGATATAAATCTTGGAAAATAATTCCATGGAACCGTATGATTACCACTCGCAGAACCTAAATTCCAAGATGATCCTCCATCTGTTGAATAATAAGAATTTAATTTTTTTATTTTTGTATACATTTGATTCTGATTGTTTCCATGACCGTATGTTGTTGATACTGGATCTGCTTGAGATTGATAATCATGTGGTCCATAATGTTGAAGTATGGCCGGCCAGTAATGACATGTATCACATGCATCACATAATGATGTATTGTGAACTAAATAACCATTTACAAAATAATATGAACACATTGAAACTGATAAACATATAGAACTTACATTTTCTTTTACTCTTTTAATAGTTTTTATTTCTTCATATTCAAATTTATCATTGAATAAGAAGTATCCTTTTCTTAAACTTTTAGAATATCCCCATGTTGTTTCTCCTTCAAAATTTTTTAAAAGTATAAGATTATCTAATGTTATTTTTAATTTATTATTTATTATCATAAATCTATCGACGCTTTCTTTCCATTTATTCGTTACTTTGCTATCTGCTTTTTCTATTTTAGGATTTACTTCGGACCATATTATAGCTTCTTTATTAATTGTTTTATTATTTAATCCATCAATAATACATGATAATACTTTATCATTTACTTTGAGATCCTCAATATTAATTTTATCACCATTTTCTAAAGTAATATGACTATTTTCTAAAACACCCATTTATAATATAGATAGTTTATATTTTTAAGTTATATTATAATTTATTGTTTTTAGCAGCACATTCATCACATAATGAAGCATTATGGACTAAATAACTATCCGCAAAATAATTCATAGCAGAACTCGTAACTCTTAGATTATAGACAGTAACCTCTTCTTTTATCTTTTCTATTTTAGTAATTTCTTTGTATTCGCCTTTATCATTAAATACTATATCTCCAATTCTTATTTCTTTCGCACTTAACCATGTAAATTCATTATCCATTTTAGTGAATATAAGATGTTCATGTGTAACATGTAAGTTATCATTTAATATTATATATCCTGGAGATTTATCTGACCATATATTCGTGACTATTGATTCAGTAAATTCTCCTGTATCATCTTCTGAAAACCATGATAACACATCTACAGATTTAGTGTATGGGTTCATATCATGTAATTTATATGATAATAATGTATCTCCCTTTTTGAGTTTTTCAATATTAATCTTTATATTATTTGATAGTGTTATCTTTGTTCCTGGTAAGAAACAAACTTGTGCAAATGAATTCCATTGTGTTCCACCTGATCCATTTGCAGTGGTAAGAACATAGCCAGTGGATACGGCAACGTCCGTTGGCAATGTTAAAGTATAATTGGTTAATGTTGTGGGTGCTTTAATCTCAACATATTTATCGCTCTGATTCCATAATTTTAATGATTTTGTAGTCTCTAAGTATCCAATACATTTAAAAGTTGGAATATTAGTGGTTCCAGTCAATGAAAAAGTAAGTGTGTCAGACTCCGAATGTTTTAATAGAAGTTGATTATCGTCTGTGCGTGAGCTAGAATTTCTAAATCTAATAAACCCTGTATCTGATAATTGTAATCCCCTGTAGGTTAAATCTCTCCTTCCTAAATCAGCAACACCGTCTACAAGAGGACTAAATCTAATATCAGCATTTTCATAGTCCTCGTTTCGCTGGGCAGTAGAAGGTGGTATAATAGAGAAACAATCACTATTATTCGCTCTAAAAGTAATTTTATGATTATTATTATTATCAATTGAAAAATCAATTAATAATTCATTTGAACTCCCTATTTTCAGATTTGTTTTATAAATATTATCCGGTAAACGGTCTAGATTAAGTGTTCCTTCGGTTAAGTCACCCGCATCATTAGAACCAGCACCCACCCAACTCGTATTTCCATTACCATCTGTAGTTAATACATTACCCTCACTACCAGAAGAATTTGGTAATGTTAAAGTATAATTGTTTAATGTTGTGGGTGCTTTAATACCAATATAATTATCGTTGGTATTTCTTAATATTATCTCCCCCCCTTGAACTTCGAGTGTCTCACTGATTGTAACTTCCGCATTAAAACTTAAAAAATTTGTATCCCCACCCTGATCACCATAAATAAGTGAATCTACACTTTTATAATCACCCAAAGTATCTATAAATAAAAGGTTATTATCGTCGGTATCGTCCGAGCCGTACCCCGTCTGATACCCAATACATATGTTTCCATCTCCAGTTGATATGTTGTGACCAGCAGAGTTACCAATTAGAACGT